TTTGTACCGCGGCCTCACGCGCAAAAGTGGGGAAGGTAAACGTCAGCGGAAGTGTCTCTCTAAGACATGGCCCGGAAAATCGGCATTCTAGAAATCAACCAAGAACAATCAGCCGCCCCTCAAACCTACGTAAAGCGTAGCGTAGCTGAGATCCTTGTGCGCCGACTACTAGCTGAATGGGTCGTAAAGAACGTACTGATCCGGCGTTTATTTATAAAATCTGCGCAAGCACAACCAGCCCGTTTTGTTAATGTCAAAAAGCCCAAACCTTCCCCGATTTACGAGCACCACATCGAGCCCAGCCTAAAAACACTCACCATCAGCAACAGTCCATGGCTTCAATATTTGCATGGATATCAATGATGAAGCTTGCCGATCTGAGCAATCAAGCCGAGCCCGAACGCCCGAAATCCGCCTATCAGCTACCAGCTAAAGGAATTCTGAGCGCTCACTGCAAGAAAGAGCAGCATGGGCAATGCTCTATGCTCAAATGCAGTTGTGAATGCCACGAAGAAAATGCCTGATCGCATTAAACAGCGGCGCACTCGTTTCATTAAGGAATACCTGATTGACCAGAATGCGACAAGGGCCGCAATCGCAGCAGGTTACAGCGAAAAGTCCGCTAAAGTAACGGGATCGCGGTTGCTAACCAACGCTAACGTTCGGTCTCAAATTGAGAAAGCGAACGATAAAGTCAATGCGAAGCTCGATTTGACTGTCGAGCGAATCAAATTAGAAATCGCCCGCTTAGCTTATTACGATCCCAAGGCTTTCTGGAATGAAAACGGCACAGCCAAGCCAATCCATGAGATTGATGAAGATGCGCGCAGAGCTATTTGCGGATTTGAGACAGCGGAACTGTTCACTGGCTCTGGAGAAGATCGCGCGACCGCTGGTTACATCAAGAAGTTCAAGCTCGCCGATAAGCGCGGGGCTTTAGAATTGGCCGCCAGACATCTCAGAATGCTCACTGATCGCATTGAAGTCACGGATGCGGATCAGATCATCGGAAAGCTGGCAGCAGGCCGTAAAAGAGCAAACGCAGCATGAGCGCTTTAGCAGAAAACCCCCAACTAATGCTGGCAGAAGAAATCAGCAACTTCTATGCTGATCCGCTTGGGTTCACGCTCTTTGCCTATCCATGGGGAGAAGCTGGCACGGAACTTGAGCACGAATCCGGGCCCGACGAGAACCAGCGCGAGTTTCTCAAGTCTTTGGGCGAGGAAGTAAAGCGACGTGGCTTCGACGGGCAATCCCCCGTCATGCCGATCCTGATGAATGAAGCCTCAGGCCACGGCACAGGAAAGTCTGCCATGGGTGCTTGGATCGCGGATTGGATCTTGAGTACCAGGCCGTTTTCTATGGGAACGGTCACTGCGGGCACCTATCAGCAGTTGGAATCGAGAACATGGGCGGCAATCAGGCGTTGGACGAAGCTGTGCATAACTTCTAGCTGGTTCGACATTAGAGCAACGGGGATTTATCACAAAGCTTATCCTTCAAGCTGGAAGGTTGTGATTCAAAGCTGCAAAGAAGAGAATGCGCAGGCTTTTGCGGGGCAACACGCGAGAAACTCTACTTCCTGGTATCTGTTCGACGAAGCCTCCGAGGTTCCGGATAGCGTGTTCCAAGTCGCTTACGGCGGATTAACGGACGGCGAACCCATGATGTTTGCCTGGGGGCAGCCAGTTAGGAATACCGGAGAATTCTATCGGATTTGCTTTGGCGATTTAGCCACTCGCTGGAACCATCGCAGAGTCGATTCGAGGCTCAGTCGCTTCACAAATAAAGACTTAATCAAACAGTGGATTGCAGACTATGGCGAAGAGAGCGACTTTGTAAAAGTCCGCGTCTTTGGCCTTCCCCCAAGCGCTTCAGAACTGCAATTCATTGATAAGGCCCGCGTTGAAGCTGCGCGCGGGCGTAAAGTTTATGCGATGCCGGATGAGCCACTTGTCTGGGGATTTGACGTATCAGGCGGCGGTAAAGCATGGAATGTTCTCCGGCCGCGCCGTGGATTAGACGGCAATCCTCACGATGCCGCTGGGCAACCAATCAAACCAATTCGAATCCCGGGTGAGCATGATCCGGAGCGCTCACAGCGGGTTGGGATCTGCGCGGAAATTCTCTCAGATCGCAGGCCAGGGAGAGTAACGGCGGCCATGTTCGTGGATTCAGCCTTTGGCGCTGCAATCGTGGTTCGTCTCAAAGCTCTCGGCTTCCAGAATGTGCATGAAGTGAACTTCGGTGGAACCAGCCCTGACATGCACTACCTCAACATGAGAGCCTACATGTGGGGCAAAGCCAAAGAATGGCTGCTTTTAGGTGGATTGCCGGACGATAGCAAGCTCTGCGAACAACTTTCACTTCCCGGCTACCACATCAACAATTCTGGGAAGCTTGTGATTGAGTCAAAGCAATCGATTCAGGAGCGCGGAGAACAAAGCCCTGACGATGCGGACGCATTCTGCTTGACTTGGGGGCAATCGGTGGCTGTTCCTAAGATCAATAAACCCTCAATTCCAAGGCGCATTTCCTCTTCAGGGTGGAACTAAATGTTTCAAATGCCTCAGTTTGATCCCAGCTATCGTCTGCCAAACTCGCAGAATGTTTTGGCGCAGCGTATGGGCATGATGCCGCCGCGTCCGCAGATGCCTATGCAGCAAATGCACATGCAACAGCCACCGATGAACTATTGGGGAATGCAGCCGAGGCCAATTGCTCAACCGATGCCGCCGCAAATCGCACAGGAAGGGCCGGGAATGGGCAACGCGAACCAAGCATTCAATCCCATGCAGAACTTTGCGCGGCAGCGCATGATGGGAAGATTTTAGTAAAAATCTCAACTTTAAAGGACATTCATGGCAACTCAACAGGCGCAGCAGGTAGATCAAGGAGCCTTCACAGGCAGAACCCGCAACCAAGCGTTACTCGGCGATTTCAATGTCATTCCAGCTTCCGCCGCATTGCCCGTAAACGTTCCCGGCAGGTCAATTATCACAAAGGCGGGAGTGGCGGCGCTGACTTTGGCCGCCCCCGCAAAAGCAGACGACGGGATGATTGTCGAGATCATTTCAACGACGGCTTTCGCGCATACTCTCACGGCAACAGGACTGTTTGCCGACGGCGCTGGCCACGTCAATCTGGCTACATTCGCCGCGTTCGCAGGCGCTAGCATCATGCTCATGGCGTATCAGGGCTTGTGGTATGTAAAACGCGCGCAAGGTGTGACGATGTCATAGGTTTCGGCGCGCATGCAGAACGCTTTGGCAACTCGCGCAGGATTGAACGCAAGAATCAGTGCGAAAGCTGCGGAATATATGGAACTGTCCGGCGCAGTAAAGGATGCGGACTGCAAGAAGGTCAATGTTCCTGGCGGAGTCAGTAAAAAATTGGGTTGCTGCGACCGTTTCCAACCTGAAAACAAGGCAGTACAGGAGTTTCGCTGCGGAACTTGTGAGTATGTGATTAATGCCAAAATTTCTTGAGAAAAGATTGAAAGCCGCTGCATCCGCCGCAGGTAAAACTGGGCGCGCTGCTGACCGCTATGTCTACGGCGCCATGAACAACATGGGCGCGATGCACGGCAATAAGGAAACGGCGCGCGGAAGAGCTATGGAAGTAAAGCACGAACGAGACAACGCTGCTCATGTGCGAATGCGCGTAAGGCGGAAGAAGTGATCGCCGTTTCCCCCAAACAGCGTCAGGAAATCAGCCACAAGCTCAAGCAAATGGGCTTCGGCGGATTGGATGACGCGAATCTGTTTGCTCAAATTGCCACGCTCTACCGGACGCACGATTCCTTTCGCGGGCTGTTGATGTCCACGCATCCCGAACAACGTCGTATCGCTTACGAATCCTTAAAGCCGCATCTGTGCTTTGAGCCGAAACCATTGGAAGTTTATGAGCGTGAAACTAAAGATCGGGCAGAGCGCGAACAATGGGATGTGTACGACGGTACGGCCTATCCGAAGCCGTTCAAAGTCGGAGAAGTTGAGTCCGAAGAGTACAAACTCCGCAAGACGGCTGAAGCGGTCATTACGCAAAGCGAACGCGAGAACCAAGCTAAAGGCTGGCTGACTCTAAAGTGCGTCCGCTGCACAAAAGAAGAGCGCTTTCCCGGATTGACCCGCGTAGACGCTTCTATTAAAGCGCGAGATGCTGGTTGGGTATTTCAGCCAAAAACCATTTGTTCTGACTGCGCGAAGTTCTACCAAAAAGTGCAATGAAATTGGAATCCGAGGCTTAGCTCCATCTCGCTAGGAGACTCATAGAGCAGCGCGACTGGTGTCTGTAGGCATTCAGCCTCGGCCCTTAACAACCAGCACTCAAAGATTAGCATGTCCGCTCCCGAACCCAAAGAAATCCGCGAGGCCTTCCGCGAATACCGCAATGCTTGGCAAGCTATCAGAGACGAAGCCCAGTCTGATATGCAGGCAATCTCTGTTGAAGGGCCGTGGACAGACGAAGATCGTGATGCACGCCGGCAAGCTGGCAGACCGTGTATTCATTTAGACCAAACCAATCAGTTTTTGAATCAGACCATCGGCAACGTTCGCAAGTCGAAGCGATCCATAAAAGTTATTCCCGGCGAAGGCTCAAGTGATCAGGATGTAGAACATCGCTCCAGTCTGATTATGAGTATTGAAGAAGCTTCGCAGGCGCAGTCGATTTATCTTTACGCTTTTGAGTGCATGATCCAGCGCAGTTACGGGTTTGCTTTGATCCGTACTGAGTATGACGACGAAGAAAGCTTCAATCAGTCGATTGTCATCAAGCCAGTTTTAAACCCGGATACGGTTCTAATCTCGCCTCATTACAAGCAACCGGACATCTCCGATATTCCTGAAGCGTTCATCATTGACCGCGTTCCTAAATCGCAGTTTCAACGCGAATATCCTAAGGCTGAAGTCGTGGATTTCTCGTCTGAACTGATGGGCGAAGTCGGCATCAGCGATTGGATCACTGACAAGTATGTGCAAAAGGGCGAGTACTGGAAAATTGAAAACAAATATAAAAGGCTCTTGCTCATCGAGACTAAAGATGGGCCTCTGATTCTCGGCGAAGATGAATACAAAGAATTGAAAGAGCGCCTGAATAAAGTTCTCCCGGTCAAGCGGGAGCGCAAAGTCGAGATCCCCAAAGTCATGCAGTACATGACCAATGGATTAGACATTTTAGACGCTATCGAGTGGGCAGGTTCAAGAATTCCCGTGGTTGCCTGCTTTGGGCCGGAGCGTTGGACGATGGAAGGCGGAAACGCCAAGCGCGAACTGCTTTCGATGGTACGTTTCGCCCGCAATCCGCAGATGCTTTTTGATTATCTCTGCACGCAAGAGTGTGAAGAGGCCGGATTAGTCCCTAAAGTCCCTTTTGTTGGCTACAAAGGACAATTTGAGACTGACAAAGATGCCTGGGAGCAACTGAATAAATTTCCACATTCTTTCGTGCAAACCGACATCGTAATTGACGGAGCGAATGGGCAAGTACTGCCACTCCCTCAACGCCCGCAGTATAGCGCCAACTTCCAGCAATACGAACTCGCCAAAGATTCCGCCGCGCGAGCCCTGCAAGCCTCTATGGGCATTGCCCCTTTGCCGACAGCGGCCCAGCGGCGGAATGAAAAATCCGGCGTAGCTCTAGAGCGCGTTGATGACATGGAGTCTCTGGGGAGTTTTCACTTCGTAGACCGCTATCAAAACTGTTTTTTACACAACATGGGATGGCAGATCAATGAACTAATTACGCCGATCTATGACACCAAGCGCAGCATGCCCATCGCCCAGCCGGATGGCAAGCGGCAAGTGATCCAAGTTGTGGGGCAAACTTCCCATCCCATCGGGAAAGATGGATCTTACGATCAAAGCGATTTAGAGGAAGAGCACATCCATACCGCAAAAGGCAAGACGGGCGGGGTGGCGATTTCTTCTGGGCCCAGCCATGAATCGGAACGCGAAGAGCAGTCGGAATTCGTAGACCAGCTTATCGACAACATCGCCAACCTTCCCCAACCGGGTACGCCGCAAGGGAAAGTGTTGGCCCTCGGAATCCGTATGAGGCCAACGCTGGGAGCCGTAGGCCAGCAAATCGCCGATGTGTTTGATCCGCCGACCGACATGCCGCCACAGGCTCAGGCCGCGATTTCTGAATTGCAGTCCAAGCTGCAAGAACTGATGCAGGAGAATCAGGCGTTACATGTTGAGCGAGCCGGAAAAGTTTTGGATCAGCAAACTCGCATGGCCATCGAGCAAATGAAGCAGGAAGGCGCAAATCAACGTGAGCAGTTGACCAATGACATCAAGGTTTTAGTGGCTGAAATAGCCGCTAAGAACCAATCCGATTCCGAACGCGCGCAGATGTACAAGGAATTTTACCTTGAGAACCACGGCGCGGCCCACGATGTTGCCTTGCAAGCTCATCAACAGGCACACGAAAGGGAACTGGCCGACCGCCAGCATGAGCAAGCTAAGGAACTCGCGGATCAGCAGGGCCAGCAAGCTTTAGTGCAGCAAGAGGCGGCTTCCCAAGAATAGGATGCCTTCCACCTTCAGTAACAAATGGGCAAAAACCTTTGTGTGAGTCGTATAAATAGCAAGATTTCCAATCAGATACCAGCAGACAATCTTCATCGAAATCTCGGCATAGACTGGCATCGTTGGGATTGACCATGATTATAGATTGTTCAGTTTCGATACGAATTAGGCAAAGATTTGGTTCTCTTTTAAAGGTGAGCATTTGGTCAACGACTTTAGTATCTCGCGCCCGCTGCGTCAAACGGGAAATTAAGGAAAACTTATGAGCACACCCGCCGTCACTCCAGAGACCTCG